CAGTTGTCGCCACGCCTGATTTCGTAATAATCAATATCCGTGTCGCTTACTGCGTCCCACGAGAACTCAAGCCTGTCGTTTGTAAGGGCAACAATGAAAGCCGTTACATCTTCTGGCTCAACCAGCTTGCCTTCAAAATAAAGGTCTGCCGATTCCCAAAGGTTTTCACTTATTTCCTCGCCGTACTTTGTTACACTTGCCACGCCAACGGTATATGTCGTGCCTACCGCTATGCCACCCTGGATGAGAAAGAAATTGTTTTTTGTCTGTCCTCTCAATTCCCATGTTACGCCACTGTCCGTTGAAAGGTAAATGTTTGCATGTCCGTAATTTATAGCGTAGGTGGGTTTGTTAAAATATACAGCAATAGCATTGGATATTGTGCCGTCTTTCATAATAACACGGTCTTCAGATAACACGAGGTCGCTTACAGGTGCGCTTTTTCTCAGCAATGAATAGTTTGGCGTGGGTAAAACTATTCCTGTTATGTCATCGTAAATGCTTTCATTATATTCCAATGCCGTTATGTCTATATCCTCTCTATCATCACGGCTAATATCAATTACCCTGAACTTTTTTTCGCCAAGAGTTTTTGTTACTATTTCCCACTTGTCATATTTTGCCGGAGTTTGACTGAAAGCAGAAGAAGCCGTTACTTGAGTATAACTTCCTGCACCCGTAGAGATGTCTCTGCGTTCAATGGTATCATCTGCAAATTGTATGATAATCTCATAAGTAGTTCCTGCGGCAAGTATAACCGTGCCGTCAAGCTTAATGACTGTCGTGGTAGAGCCGGTTGCACATCTTCCGCCATATCCCCAGCCGGTAACATCGTGCTGTATAGAAATAACATCGCCACAAGACGCTGTTATAGCTTCCAGTGATGAACCAAAGCTCACGGCACGAGCGCAATACTTGGCAAGATAAAGATAATACTTCGCCATTCTTAAAGCCTGTGATGTCCGTGTTACGCCAAGCATAAGGTTTAAAGATTGTTTGCGTATGGGGTCGCCTGCGGCAAGACTGGCACTGTCCTCAAATATCACCACGTCTCTTTCGCCGTTTTTAAAATACTGTACCTCAAGCATATTCGGCGTGGATTTTAAAGAAGCAAAGGTGCTTTTAAATGTGCTCTTGCCGTTTTTTGTCCGGATGTTTCCCATAGTGAACTTCTGCACAACATCGCCTTCTCTGTCTATGATAAGCTTGATTTGCCCGCCGTAAGTAAAAATATAAGCCCTGAAAGTGCTGGCAAGGGACTTAAGCAAATCAGCGGCTCGTTGCTGTGCGTCTATACAAAAATCCATGCGGAACCGCTTTTCAAACATGTCGCTACCCTGTTCAACGGGTATCAGTGTATCGCAATACTTGGCTTCATCTTCAAGATTGGAAGTGTATATTTCGCCATTGATATAATCACTTATGCCCGGACGGTCTGTTCGGAACAGGTCGTACATTATCCATATGGGATTAGCCGTCCATTTCGTTACCCATGTAGCACCGTCCCACGTAGCAACACTGCTTTTGGCCTGCATTGTAATAAAGAAATCTTCATTATATGCCGTAGTTGTCCCGTCAGAAGATTTCAAGTAGAGCTTGAAAATAACACTATTTCCGGCTCCGAGGTCGGCAACAACGCCCTCTATATCGGCATTAAGAACGCTGTGAGTATGCGTTTCTTTCAATACTGCGTCAACATATACCTCAACCTTTGTGTCGCCAATATTTGCAGGATAAGAACTGCTTGAAAAATGTATTGTGTAATACGGGTCTGTAAAAGAAGCAAGCGGTATGGTAATGGTTTTTTTAAGCTGATAACTTGTTTCTAAAGTTGAGACGGCAGAATTACTTTCGTCCAGCAATGTGTATGTTTTAAACGCTTTATAACATTCCTCAACAGCGTCATAATAATATTCGTCATAACCAAGCTCAACACTGTCGCTGTCAAGAATTTTTGGCTGTAAAACCTTGCGCCCTCGTGCGAGAATGGTTATATTTGGCATACTGCCGGAAAGTTTGTCAGTTGCCAGTATTCTTATGCCCACAAGAGCCGTATATGGATACTTTATGTCAGCATAAACAAACTCGTCAAGTTGTGTCCACATCATATTTGTTATACGTTTAAAAGACGGCTCAACGGAAAGTCTTGTTATGCGCACATCGTATTGTCCTGGCGAGAGATTTTCTTTTCTGAATTGTTTCGTGAACGGGGACTGCTGTTTTGCGGAAATTGTTACCTCTTCGCTTTCCCATGTTGAGGCGGAGTGCAACTTCCATTCCACTCTAAATGTTACGCTGGTAGAAACTATATCCCCGTCGTTTTGAACACGATATAATCCCGCAAATGTAAAAGTTGTTACAAACCCCTCTACCGCACTTCCAGTAGTTGTTTGCGTGGCGGTAGAATACTGCTTTCTCAAATTATAAGCGAGACTTTGATACGTATGCGTTTCCCTGAACCCGTTAATCACATCTTGATTTGCGGTGCCAAGTCTTGTATATATGCTTAAAGTGCTTGAGTCGTAGTTGCTTATGGGATTGCCGTCAATTTCTATGGTGCTAATATCAAGCTGGTCAACTTCCCCTTCGCTTACTACGCCAAGAACATTTAAATACGAGTTGTCGCCTTTTGTTTGCGAAGGCGTGCTTTCATATCCCTTAACACGAAGCCAATACTTTGCGCTCACAGGAATACTATCAACATTCTCTCCGCAAAGGGTCATTCTCACGTCGTATGTGCCGTGCTCTGGAAATTCTATGAGAAATGGATTGACAATGCTCCAGTCAACCGTGCCTGTGACCATCATAATCGTGTTTATATCTGGCATAAATATCCATTTATTTAATGTTGGGAAATACATTCCCGCAGATGTCCATGTTGAATCCCCCGCTTTTTTATACTCAATTTCATACCCAAGGAACCGTGGTCTTTGTAGTAATGTAAAAGTTGAGCCTGGGGACACATATTTAAGCTTGCGTATATTCTCATTTTGCGGGTTTTCCGGCGTTAGCACACCAAGCCTATCAACTACAGTGGCAACGAAATAATTAAAAATAGACGCTCCCGCTTGCGGTATTGCTATCATGGGATTAAGAAACAGTTTCAACTTACTTCCGGTCATCCTGAATGAATTAACAAGCCCCGAATTAACCTGATTAGTAGGAGTTACGCTGTCCCACGACTGGTCGTATTGAACTTCGTTCCCAACATAGCTATTAACAATACGTATAGGTACTCGCAGTTGACCATAGACAACAGGCAGGGGGTCTTCAGGTGCCACATAACTGCTCTGTCCGTTCCATGAGTATGTGGGCGTTTCAAAGTTTGCGTCTATACTGAAATTTGGAGCGAATAGAAATCCGCCAATAATACCGCCAATAGAAAATCCCCACATAATGCCAGCCAAGACACCGAGTGCAGGGACTGCATTGCCTATTACTCCGCCAATAATTCCGCCGACAACCGCCATGGTTATTACATCTTTCACTTCCGGCGTGAGTATTACTTCATCAAAATTATGCAGTTGCGTTTTCTTCCAGTCGCCTTTTTCTATCACCCTGCCATTGACTATAACCTTATGCTTTTTAAGGGCTTTTTCTGGGATGTCTGGTATGTCGCCCTTCTTTATGTCATCAAGTAAGTCATATAGCGATGTCAGCCCGTCGTATGGGAATGTAAGAACTTTTGTTACTCGCCCTTTTTCTTCCAGTATGTTCGGCACATACTTAACCGTTACTTTGATTGTTTTTCGCATTTTATCCTGTAAAACCCGTATAATTTCCGGCTGTAAAGTTGATTAAAGGGACTGATAACTACGCCAATGTTTCTAACAGAATGAAGAAACTTTTCGGAAGATATGAGTATGCCTATATGGTCTACAATGCCGTTTATTCCGGTAAACAAAACAATGTCGCCCTTCTGCCCAATTTCTATTTTCTCAAATAAGTCGGGAAACTTCCGTATGTTTTCCATGAATAGATTATTCCCGTCCTTTGACCATTTTTCAGGGTACTGAAAATCGGGCGTTTCTATGCCTTTTAGCTTGAAATATTCAATGGCTAACCCGTAACAGTCAACGCCGCTTTTATCTCTACCACCATGTAGAAATGGCACGCCGACCCAGTCATTGCAGAATTGTTTTAGAACCATAGTCTTGTCCTTCCGTCCACAAAGAACCCGCCATACCGTTCCTCATTGTCAAGTGCCTGACATCGTGCAAAAGATTTGTTGCAACTTGTTTCTGCTCCGGCATATCCACACTCGGTTGATTTAAAAACCCATTGGCAGTAATTCACAAACCGCCGTCTCGGTATATTGACATTCATTACATCCATGCGGGAAGTGCATGTAAGCTGGCATGTATCTTCCGCTATGGTTGCACCGTCAACGGTAAATTTTTCTTCAATATACGCACTTGCGTCGTTAAGGTGGTTTGCAAACACTGTTTTTATCGTAAGCGGTCTACCCCTGAACCCGTCGTTTTCGTCAACATAAGAGCCGATAACCCTGTCAACATTGGCGACGGATATTGTTACTTGAGAAACCTGTCCGTCTCTGCTTTCCTGTAGCTGGTCATGCTTGACTGCGGAAGCATAATAGGTTTGTCCACCGGAAGGGAATTGCACATTGGTATCATAGTCGGCAAGATAAAGGTTGTATAGAGAACCGCCTGAAGAATACTCAAATTTGTAGAGATGTATAACCTGCGAGGATTCTAATTTGTTTTTTTCTCTGGTAAATGTAACAGTTGCGGACATAGTGAAACTTTCTATTACAACCGCACCAGAGACCGTGAAACTGCCAGTTGTGTTATCGTATGCAGTTTTACTTGCGGTATAATAATATGCGCCGTCAGGCAATTCTATCGTGGCAACGCCTGACCCGTTTGTCGTTATAGGTGAACCCGAAACTTCAGAGGTTTTGGCTTCATCATTATATATCGCAATAGATACATTATTGAGATTGTTGGACTCAGTAAAAGTAACAGCGTATTCCGCAAGTGTCATTGTGAAGTTTTCGCCTACAATGTCATCTGATATTGTGAAATCGCCTTCGCAATCACTGTATCCCGACTTACTCGCAGTGTAATAATATGTCCCGTTAGAAATGTCTATCGTGGCTATTCCGCCACCTGCTGTGGTTATGGGAGAACCCGTTACCTCAACGGTTTTCTCTGCATCAGAATATATCGCTATACCAACATCATCTAAAGAGTTTTGCTCCGTAAATGTAACGGTATACTTGTCTAATATTTGCAGTTCTATCCTGCGGCAACCCATGCCTTCCGCACTTCCGTAGTTATCTGCAAACTTGAAGGCGTAATACCTGTAAGCCGTAGAGTTTGTTACCGTGATATACTTCGGGTCTGCTTGGTTTACTGCAACGTGCCTGTCAAATATTGACTGTGCCGTAGCGATTTGAGTCCAGCCAGTATCAGTTCCGTAGGTCAATTCGGCAAAACTGTCGGCAGAATTACTACCCCAAAAGGTGAAGTTTTTAACACCATAAGTTGTTATGCTACCCCAGTGATGTTGGTTTTCATAATATATGCGGGTAACAGTTTTCGCCTCTCCCAAGTCTATATGAAACCTTTGATTTGTATTAGCATTAGCAGTTGAACGCCACGCTTTAGCAATCCAAGAACCTGTAACTGATTTAGCAGGATTTGTCGCATGGTAAGGCATTTCGCTACCATTATTGCTGGTAGCCTTTACATAGGTATCAGTATGTTCAGGCGGATAAACACTTGTATATCCCATAAAAAGCAATCCTCCAAATTGCAATAACTTAATTCACTTCCATGCACTGGAATGTAATATTCCACAAATGCCCCGAACCGCTTCTGCCGAGATATGTTCTATTAAAACTGTTCGGAACAAATCTCAATGTATATACGGCAGATGTAACAGGGTCAGTCCAACCAAAACTTTCAACAGCACCGCTTCGTGCTTCGTAAAACGCTTCAATGGCAGTAGCTTCCGTGTTGCCTCTCATGGAAAAAGAAAAAGTAAACAGTTTTCGCCGTTCGCTCAAGGCAGACCGCCTCTGTTCGTATTTCCCCATTGAAGAAATAATCGTATCTTCAAGTATCTCAACCTTTACGGGCTGGTCTGGAACATAAGAAAAAGTAGCCATTTTTAGATATAGTCTCCCGTTGAATTATAAGCTTCTGTAAATTGTCCGCCTTGTTATGCCATTCCTTGATAAATCGCTTCCCACGATGTTCAAAACCACATCTTGCCGTCTTGCCACTGAAGCCGCTATGCTGTCGTCCTGTATCATATTGACAATGGTAATAGGCTTGCTCTCTTTTTGCGACTGTCCTGAAGCCGTCTTTGCCGACCGCACAATAAAATCGGATATGTCAGAAGGCAAGACCATTTCCTTCGGGTGTGCAAGAACAGGTATGGCAGAAGGAGAGGATGGAAGAATTGCACCGCCTGCCGCAGATACTATTCCGCCTTTACCATAAGAAGATGAAATCCCCGTGTTTCCAAGCATTATATAGCCACCGCCACCAGCACTGCCACCACCACCAAATAAACTGCCAAGTCCCATAGCCTGCATAATGGTAGACCAGAACTGTGTCTGCATTATCATTTCAACTATAGTCTCAAGGCATTTTTTTAACACTATCTGGTTAAACTCTTGCCATATATCGGACAGGCTCTTACTACCGGTCATAAGGTCATATATGGAATCGCCTATGCCCGAAAAAATTCCCCTCATATCCTGCAAAAGAGCCTTCTGCTTGTCGTATTCAATATATTTCAATTTGTCTAATAGAAGATTTTCCCTCTTCATGTCTCCGAGTTCCCGTGCTATTTCAAGTTCTTCATTCAGCATTTCTTCACGTTTCACCGCTCCAAGAAAAGCCGATATATCAGACCAGCCAGATACCATTTCCTCTTTCACGGAAAGGTCGTTCTGCAACATGGTTCTGCGTTCTTCAAGTTGCGAGGAAAGCAGTTGTAACTGGTATTCTTCTCTTAATTTGTCAAGCGTTTCACCCTTGATAACATTCTGTTCTTTAAGATAATCCAACATCATTCTTGCCGTGTCAACGCCCGTATATCCAAGAGAGTTATATATGGACTGTTTGCGGTTTATTGCGTCTTGCTCGTCGGCAATGGCTTTTTCGTTCTCGGCAAGTTTCCGTTTTATGTCTATTTCTTCCTTGCTCAATCCAAGAGATTTAAGCTGGCTTTCAAGTTCCTTGCGAAGCGATTCGTTGAACGGGTCAAAGAGAGAAAGCAATACAAGCCGGTTTGATACATAGTCCATCTGCACTGCCAGTTTTTCTTTCTCAAGGGCAATGATTTTTTCTTCGCCGGCACCTTCAAGTTGCAGGTCTGCTTCTCTGCGTTTGTATATAATTTCGTAGTTGTTCTGTATATCTTTGAAATACTCGTCCTGCGTGTCTTGAAGGGTTTTATAAGCGGATATTTGCAGGTCAATATTGGCTTTGGAAAGCTGTCTTTGCAACCTGTTTAAGTCCTCTGCGTTCTTTTTCGCCTCTGGTAGGTTTGACTTTTCTGTGGACGAAAGTCCGGAGAGTTGCGGTTGCTTCAAATACGCTTCGTTTCTTTCCCTGACAAGATTTATTTCAGCCTCTATTGCGGCAATGTTATTACGGGCAAGATTTTCCGAGCTCGCACCCATTGCCTTTAAAATGCTTTCCTGCACGGCGTAATTGTTTTTCAGTTCTTCCAATGACCTATTATATTCATCCGTAGCCTGTTTCCAGTTTTCAATACTCTGTTGCAACGGCTGTTTGGCAACTTCCTTTAAAATGTCGGATATTGCCGATAAGGGCAGGCTTGCTTTGCCGAGTTCCTCCCTGAAACCCTCAAATGCTTTTGCACCTGCTTCCGGCGACCTCCTGAACGCCATTGATATGTCCGTTATTTTGTCAGCAAAATTGTCATACGAAGGCAATGTTAAAGCTTTTTCGCCTTCTTCAAGGTTTTTGTTATAATTGACAACACTGTCGGATAAATCGCCATATAGCGAACTCAGCATAGAACCGATTTTTCTGCTACTCAACTGGGCTTCTGACAACCCAAGCATTTGCAGATTGTTCAGTTCTGTTTCTTTGCGGAGTGCTTTGAATGACTGAATAAGGGCATAATTTACGGGCTCTAATGCAGTGCTTTCTTCTTTAGCGTCTTTCAAAATAGAATGATACTTAACAATCTGTTGTCTATTGTCATTGAAAAACTTCCGCAATTCGTCAAGATTGAATGGTGTTCTACCGCCACGCACCATGGTTTCAAGTGCACCCACTATCCTCGTTTCCATAGTGTCAGCAATTTCTTCTGTTATTTTACCGTAATCTCGCAACTGTTTTATCCAGTTTTTAGTTGAAGCTATATTGTATGCCCATTCATTGCCATAATCCCTGCCAGTCCTTATCATAGAACGTAAGGTGCTGTTGCCATCCCTGCCCATCATTGTTATGAGGTTTTCAACATCCTTACGGGCAGATTTTAACATCTTTTCAAAATCCGTTAATTCTAATTCATCATTCATCAAGGACAATGCCGTTGCCAATATCTTTAACGCAGGGGATAACTCATCTGCAATGCCCGCTTTTATAGCGTTGAAGAACCGCTTAAATTGTGCGCTTGCCGACATTTCTACAAGCTTTTTCATTTCTTCGCTTGTGCCGGCTATGCCCTGTTTTGTAATGTCAATGGAGTTTTTCCAGTCATTCCACCGGTTCAGAATTTCTGCGATTGCCCTGCCACCTCTGCGACCAAATATATCAAAAAGCAAGTTCATATCTTCAAGGGACATCCCCGCATCACCGAACCTGTTGTGCAACTGTTCCATAAGGTTTACAAAATCCAGTGGCTTGCTTTCATCAAAAAGTATTCCGAGTTTGTCCCGAAGCATGTCAGACTTATCGGCAATTTGTATAAAAGCGTTAAATAATGAAGTTCCGCCTTTTGAGCCTTTCAAAAGACCGGTGGAAAGGAAACCTATTGTCCCAACTAAATCTTTAAATTCTACATCCATTACGCCAGCCATTTGTGCCGAGAATTGCATAGCTGAAGATAGTTCCGAAAGTTCCACTTGCTGGTTGCGGTAAGAATATGCAATAACATCCGTGATATATTGCATTTTTTCCTGCGTGGACACAAAACCGGTAAGCTGGCTATTAAACACATTATAAGAACTGGCCACAAGGTGGGATATTTCTTCAAGGTTGCCGAAAGCCGCAATGGTAAGGTCTATAACTGGCGGAAGTGCGCTTAATGCCTCTTTTGCCGTCAATCCTGCTGTGGACAGGTAATACAATGCCTTGCCGCTTTCCTGTATATTTATAGAGCTTTCACTTATAAGGCTTAAAAGTTCTCTTGTGTAAATATCTCTCAGTTGCCCGATTTGCCCACCAGAAGGTATGCCTCCACCACTCTCAAAACGAGACGCTGAAACGGCACGGTATATTTGCTGTTCAAGCTTTAGCATATCAGATACAGTTGAGCTCACCGCCGACCTTACCCCTCTTAAAACGCCATAGACAACAGTCCACCCCACTGCCCACTTTGCAATAGATAGTAATGTTTTCTTACTGGCGGAAGCTACATTCGTATACGCCTCAGAAGTCTTGTTTAATTCGTTGCTGAACTGCCCTTCTTGAATAACACCCTTAGCCCGTGCCTGTGTTATTTCCCTGATAATAGAAAGCCGTTCTTTCTGTGCAAGTTGTTCTCCGCCCTCAAGTTTTTGCAGTTCTGTTATAATGCGGTTATGAGACACAATAGACTGGTTCAGCTTATCATAGGCATTAGCCGTCTGCTCAACGGGCTTGCTTATAGGCGTGGTTTTCCCTTTCCCTTTTGCAATTTTGTCTACTTTGGAATAAACCTCTTCGGCATCAGTAACAACCTGTTTTTTGCTCGCTTCGTTTGTTCTTAAAAGAAATTCTATGATTGGTTGGTACTTTATTTCTTCAGGCACTTATATTATCCCCCTATGTATGTGGCGTAGTAATCCGATTCTGTCTCGTGGATTTTTCCGAACGGTACCATTGTTCCCTGTTTTTCCCATTTTGTCCTGTCCCATTTCTTTGCCCATTTCAGCCACCTGTCAAATTTCTCTGGGTCGCAATATATCAATTTCGGCGGTCTTGGCACATCCAACATTTCAAGTGCCTCGTAAACACGCTCAAAGTATTCTGCCCAATCAAGTAAAATAAGAAAATCAAACGGCAGGTCAGCGGGATTTAATTCGTTGTAGAACGGGATTTTTCCGTATCGCTTGCCGACCTGACAGAGGTAAAAAAATCGCCACCCCGCATTGTATGCTTTCTTATTTCTTTTGCACTTATCCTATATGTTGAAGTAAAATCATAATAAGCCGCCTGCAACTGCGCAAAAATAAGCTCGTCCCTTATAACCCTTGTAATGTAATTCTCATCTTCGGGATTAGATGAAAATAGCCTTTTATCCCCGTCTTTCTCGTAGCACATGTAACACAATGCCCTTTCGGCAAAAGTCCTATTTTGAGCAGATATTGCGGGCGTTTCAAGAAGAATGTCTTGTAACTGTGCTTTTAATTCATCTTCCGGTTTGCTTTCTATGTCCTTGCGAACTTCCGCTTCCCACTGGTCTATTTTTTCTTCTCTCTTGGTTTCTGTTTCTTCTTCTGTAAGACTATCTTCGTCTGGTATTTCTATTAAGTCCGAAGCCGCCTCAAGAGAAACACGCCGCATTGCCACAAGCTGGTTGACAACATCTTCTTTGGACATGCCTTTAACCATGTTCTCAAAGGTGTGGTTTTGTTTCTCATCTTCTTTTGTGGCGAGAAGTTCTTTTTGATAGGTTTCCTTGCTTGCCTGAAAACACAACTTGCTTTCCCCTGGTGTCATTTTCACAAGGCGCACAATGGTATAACTGCGTTTTTCTTCATCAAGCGTATACGGGTCAATCAGCTTCACTTCTTTTTCTCTTTTACCCAAATCTCTTATATCAACCAAAACTTCGTTCTCTGCCATGCTCTATGCCCTCCTATTGGTAGAAATCAATCAATACAATGTTAGGAAAAGCAGGAGGTTTAACGCTCCTGCTCCTCAAAAACCTTATGCCAAAGCAGAATACAGTCCGTCCATACGTATTGCTCCCGTGGGATATATGCCCGAACCGGAATACAGATACACGACATAAGCGGCATTGACATCTCCTATAGCCATTTCGTTTAAATCACCTGCGACTATCGTAACAGATTTGTCAGCCTCAACCATTGTCGCCGTAACGGTAAGTATTTCGCTTTTATCAATATCGCCATTGACAGCATCCCAGTCAAGTGCCACAACATACAGTGCATACAGGCTGTTATCGGGTCTCTGATACGGAACATTCGTAAGCGTTCCTGCACCTGCCGTTATGGATACTTTCTCTGCTGCGATTGCTATGTTGTCCCCTTCAAATTTCAAGGGTGCATCGCAAAGCCCAGAGAAAGTCCTGCTTGACCATTCATTAGGCGCACCGGATTTGCCAGAAGGTGTCATTGATACCCTGCCGTAGAACTCGCAACCGATGTATTTGCTGTTGTCGTAGCTTTTTCTGTTCTGCCACATTGCAACCTTGGTAAAACTTGCGAAGTTGTAACCCTTGACAGAATCGGAAGGATTCACGTCACACAGGTTGTCCATGAGATAGTTGTTGTTAGACTTTTCAAGAACATCAAGCGTGAGAGTGCCATTATCAGTAATAGTGTCCTTGAGGCTGTCGTCAGAACCATATACCGGAGTATTCAGTTCCCTTGAAGCCAGTCCAGGAGTTATGCCTGAAACAGTCTGCAACTCGTATCCATTGACAAAAACCTGATATTTACGCTCAAGAGGCAACTGCGTGCTTTCGTTAATCTTTGCCATATTTTACTCACCTCCCTTGTGTGAGATTTAATCAATTTCTTCAACTGTGGACAGCGTAACCGTAAACAAGAACCTGTACCTGTCAGCCAAACTTGTACCTGTTCGGGCAAGCTTGCTGTATGTGTAACTCTTGACCCTTGCCGAGCCGGTAGCACTGCCTTTTACTCCAACCTCCGACCAATCATAGACGACAAATTCCGCATCGTCTAACAACGCACATACATCGCTTATCAGTTTTTCTCGTTGTATCTTGTTCTTCACATCAGAGGTCTCACCGCCGGAGAACCCCCAAATGTTATATATGTGTTCTCTGGAAACATACTTTGTCCCCATGAAAAATGTTTCGTTTCCACCCTTCCTGTCGTATGCCACTGCAAGCGTGGGTAACGCCAAGTTTTTAAGGTCGGGAAACTCCGCAACTATATACAACTGCGGGCTTGCATACCAATTCAACAGCGTCTTTGTGGTACTATCAACCTTTATGGTTTCAGTCCGCAAGTAATATCCAAAAGACTGCGTTAAAAGGTAAATGTTTCTATCCGAGTTTTTCATTAACAGCCCTATTTATGGTTGCGTATAAAGAGTTCTTAAACCTTTCGCTATTGAGCCCTTGCCACATCATGCGTCGTGGCTCAATGTTTTTTACAACAAATTTCCTATAAACGCCGTCTTCGGGATTAAGTGCCTTCCTATCGCTTCTCGGAAACACGGAGTATTGATAACCACCGTATTCAAGGGCGTTGACATAAACCCATTCTGCGGGGTCAATAGAAAGCATTTCACCATTACGCCTACGCCATGAGAAAATTGTTCTGTTTCTTAAATTGTCCCTGTTCAAGAAACTTACGGTATCACCCTGTATCACGGGCGATTCCATGGCAATAGCGTCTCGTAAGGGCATTCCTTCGCCGCCTTCACCCTGCCTTAAAAACCTGCCGCCTTCCCATGTTCCCACGCCGTTTATATCCTTACTCAACATTTCTCTTTCTTCTTCTTTTGTGGGCGAAAACGCCACGATTTCGGGCTTTAAAGAGCTTTCTATTACACCAGGCAATGCCTGTACAACCTTTCTCTTTATACGCTCAAGAAATTCGTTTAAAGACTCATTGAAATTACTTTCCTGTCCCATTTTCCCCTAACGGCATTATTTCGCCGCCGTTTTTTGCCAGTGATATGAGGTTTGAAGACATTACATAAAACTGCCCTATGTCGTTGTGTATGCGCTTCTTTAACAACTCTATGGCTTTCTTCACATCCTCATTTTTCGTGTTTTCTTTTATGACATCAGCATAGTCCAGTAGTGATAATAGACAATGCCGCTTCGCAGATACCAAGTACGACTGATAGCAATCAACCTTTTCCGCCATGACAACCTCCCTTGTGGATTACCTTCTCTTGCAGTAAATTACACATTCATTTGTATCGTAAGCCGGCAATATGCGTATTATTTCCAGTGCAATACTGTTGCTGTCTTTAAGATATGTGTTCTCTCCGTCAACCTTGCTCTTGTCGTCAAGAGAGATAAGCACGGTGCAGTCGCCAACAACCACATTACCGCCAGTTGAAGGATTTTTCTCAATAATACTTCCCCATCCCACCTTGCCGCTCACGGTTTGAGTGGTTTCGGTTAATGTCTTTCCTGCCCCGTAAAAATCAGATTGAGCGCCAGTATAAGACACCGTAACGACGGTAATAGTCTCGTCCAGTATTTCGTTTCTTTTAGCCTGTAATATGGCTTCCTGATATGTGCTTAATTTCATGTGTAGTTACATGTTGTCGTCAGATACTTCTATTTCCTTTGATGTTTTGGTTAAAATATCCCCGCCTTCGTACAAAGCCAGCTGTGCTTCAAGTGTGTCCCTTTGAGCTCGCAGGTCTTTAGAGACATTTGTCATGTCTGTTCTGCCAGCTGGATTGGATTGGACAACTGAAGAATGAGCGGCTTTTTGTATTTCACCGTTGAGGATAACTATGGCTGTATGCAGGGCTATACGTGTCGCCTGTTCTTCTACCGGAGTCGGGTCAAAAACTTTAGCGTCTCCACTTCCGGTTATGGTAAATGTCTGGTAATTATGCAAATTGAACCGCTTTGTGCCTGCTGGAATAAATGTGTCCCTATAAACATTGTCAGAATACCTGTAATTTGTATCATCTATATCTCCAACATTCGCACGTATTTCGTCTATAATATCTATTACATCCATAGTATCCTCCTATTATTAAGCAGTTTTTGAAGGTTAGGTAATGCGGAAAAGGGTAGACCGCCCCGCAGAGGAAAGGAAAAGGAGAGGAACCCCTGCAAAGGCGGTCTTTTGGGAAAAGCTAATTATTTCTCTATGAGAATAAGCCCTCGCTTGTTTTTATACTCTGTTTTCTGCTTAAATCCGCCAATGTCCTTTTCAAATTCGGAATTATGCACTTGACAAAGCAGAACCGACTATTCTGGTTTTTCTTCTACTTGTGTGGGTTTTATATTCAACTCTTCAGCAGCGAGGTCTCTTAATTTAATAGCAATAGCGAACAAGATGTTACTAATCGGTTCTCCTTTACTGTAAGCATATTGCTTGATTGGTTCAAAGTTTGGGAGAGTATCTTCTATGTTTAACATAATAGATTTACACGTATTCTCTAAGTCTGCCAAAGTTTTGGGCTCAGTTTTCCTAATTCTTGCAAGCAGAGTATTTTTGTTTGCGTTATAGAACTCGTCAAACTTGGCTTCTTTTAACGCTTCAATACCTAAGGGTGTTAATTTAACCGGGCTTTCCGTATAAACAAATTCTTTGGCAAGGTTCTTTTGTGGTAATATCTCCGAAATTCGTGTCAAAGCTCTTTGGATTTTGGGATAATCTGCACACATGGTTTTTATATGTGAGTGCAAACCGCCACAATATGCCACAAACCCTATAAAGGCCATGGAAAACAGTGTCAAGAACCAATTAGGGAATGTGAATGTTATGTTATTCATTGTTTTCTCCGTTTTTGTTGGCGGGAGAAACTCCTAAACATAGCAAGAAATTGTATTTATAGTCGTAACATATATGATTAAACTGAAAATTGCCACTTATATCTTCCGTGGCCATTTTAACTTCAAACGTTTTGCCGTTTATCTCAACATCGTAATCGCCAAGCCTTCCAATTTTATTGGCAACGTCAAACCCCAATTCTTTAGAGTATTGTACAACAAACGCCTCAGCAATATCTCCCTTGGTCAAGTTAGCCATGATTTTAATCAACTGCAATGGTTGGTCATCCCATTTGCATGGGACAATTTTCTTCTTTGCAATTTCTATTAATAAATCAATAGGATTACTCATCGGTAAACCCCGCATCGGTCAATGCTTTATAGATATGGCACATGCTAATATGCCTACAATTGTGACTTGCAAGGTTGTTATATTTTCTCCAATCGGTGTTTTTTAGAATCTTAACAACCGCTCTTTTTGCCTTTTTAATTACAATGCCATATCCGCAACCATATTTTACTTCATTAAAGCTGGTTACAAGTTTGGGTGGATATGTATAAAAAGTCCGTTGTAGAAAATAGTCTGCTTCGGCAAGTCTGTTTTGCCCACAAAGACGTTCCTTTCGCATGTCAACCGTAAACAAATCAATGTATTCATTGCACGTTTTCGGCTTAGGAGTTGCTTCGGCGCTTTCTTTAGCCCATATTTGCCACAACGTATTTACTTTCATGCGTTTTCCGTCGGCACCAATAAAACTATCTGATGGCAATAGCGATGAATGGACAAGATTAAGACCATTAACCCTGTTTTTTACATTGCCCTTCCCGTCGCTTTGAAAAGCCATCGGCACGATAAAACCAGCATAATCAGAAAACAATGCGGCGTGATTTAGAAAGGCCAATGCCAGCCAAGCCCTATAGCCAAAAGGAGGATTGCCTACACAGACATAACTATATCCGTTCTGCTTTGGAGTCCAAGACAAAAAATCAGTCTGTATATAGTTAGAACGATACTTAACAATGTCAATCCCTACTCTACGATGTTTTGGTAGTAAGTCGTAAAATACCCCAAGCCCTGCGGATGGCTCAACGAATTTGTAATTATCAATATTTGCATTGTGTGTAGTCATATAATTACAAAGTGATTCCCAACACCATTTTGCAACATCTGAGGGTGTAAAGAATTGGTCTAATTTTACGTTTTCTATGTTAACCCAGTCAGGGATGTCTTTATTGTTCTCCCACGACTTGTTGCGAATAGTTACCGCCTTCTCAAGTGCAAAAACATTCATGTTCTCACCTCACAATTAAATTTCTATACATCAGTCTTTTCCCTTCCATCCCCCTTATTGCTTCTTCTGTTCTGGTTCCATCGTTTGTCTTTCTAAAATTCCATCTGAATGAAAATTCATTACAGTATTTTGGAAGGTGTTGTTTTGATATGTGGTGAAATGTTCCGTGAACTCCACGCTTTAACAAGGCAAAATATGACTCTGCATTATTGGTTGAAGCATTCCCGTTTACATACTCGCCTTTTCCGTGATTCACTATTTTGTGTCCACCCGTAAAATCTTTACCGATTCCAATGTAAGACTTCCATTCATCTGTCATTATCGTAGAGTCTTTATGTACCATTTCTCTTATAGCAGATTTTAGCGTATTTGCATTCACTTTGTCAACTGGATGTGAAATTGCCTTGCCTTCTCTTTCTACCAACGCCATTACCGGAATCTTTTTTGTTCCTCTGCCTCGTTTTGGTTTTTCCTCTCCGTCTCTTTTCGGCTTTCCACCGATATATGTTTCGTCAACTTCAACTATTCCTTTTAACACACAGCAGAGAGGCTCTTTCTTCATGGCAAATCTTATGCGATGAGCAAGATACCACGCTGAATGATATGAATGAAGTCCAAGATTTCTTTGCAGTTGCAGAGCCGATATTCCTTTCTTATGTGAACAGACAGAATAGAATGCCTGAATCCACTGCCTTAATGTAATGTGTGAGCCTTGCATTATAGTCCCCACTGTAACTGTAAACTGTTTCCGGCATTCATTGCACTGAATAAGACCGTCCCGAATTTTCTCTGACTTTGCCTTTATTCTGGTTACATCATTGCTCCCACAATGTGGGCAAATGATTCCTTTCTGCCAACGGATTTTCTCAAGTATAGCCCTTGCTTCGTCTTCTGTCAAGCGTCCCACATCAATACTTGCCATCTCATTTAAGCTTTTAAATTTAGGTGGAATGTATTTCATTGTT